CACGATAGGATCGCTCACATCCTCAATCAGCGTTTTGCGTGCCCCCGCTGCCGGCATCAGCGCCGGCGCAGGTTGTGGCACAGCCACCGGGGCCACTGCCGCAGCCTGGGCCGCTGCCGGCAATACGCTGCTACCCTCCAACGTGGCCAGGCCCGTGGGCAACGCGCCCGCATCAATCGCCGGCACCGTCACCGGCGGCACGTTTACCATTCCCTGGGGTTCGGTCACCGTCGGCACCACATCCACATGCATGGGGTCAATACTGACGCCCGGCAGCATGTTGATTTTTTCGATGATCCAGTTGTAGGTGTCGGCAAACGCAGACCGGAACACGCCCCACAGCTTGGTAAATACGCCCGATACCACACGGCCAATCGTCATAAATGATTCAATCGGCGAGGACGGATCAAACGCGGCCACTACGTCCAGCCAGCCTTGCTTAACGATGCCGAACGCATCGAATAAGTGGCCGACCGTCTTGATTACCAGCTCAATCGGCGACAGCAACAAGCCGATCGCGCCGGCAACGATCTGGCCACACAGCTGGCCGGCAGTGGTGACGGCTTGCAGCTCCACCGCCGTGCTCTGGACAGGGGTTAGCAGGTTAACGAACCAGCCAAACAGCGTCTTAATCGCATCCCATACCCCAGCCGCCGCCCGCTTCACCAGGTCAAACGCGCCGGCAAAGGGTGACAGCGCGCCGGCGGCCTCTTTAAAGCCGGCAATAAACCCGGACACAAACGCCTTAATCGGCTTCCAGAACATCCACACCGCCGCCACCACGGCACCAATAGCGGCCACCAACAGCGCGATCGGCCAGCTCATCAGCAGGAACGACACCGCACCGGTGCGGGCGGCAATCGACGCCGCCAGCAGGCCCGCGCGCAGCATCACCAGGCCACGGTTAAACACCGCCGTAGCCGCGCCGCCGGCCAGCATGGCCAGGCGATTGAGGCCCAACAATTTGGCCACCGGCCCCAGCAGGTTGCGTAACCCCAGCATCAGGAACATGTGGACGCCGATCGCCAGGTTAGCTATCGCCCCCGCCGCCGCCAGGCTCAGGAACGCCAGCACCGCCAGGCCAATGGCCCGCGCCAGGTTGGGGAACAGCTTCAACCAGCGCACCAGGGTTTGCCCCGCGTCCGCCATTTTGTTAATCATCGGATAGAGCACCGGCAACAGCGTTAACCCCATCGCCGCCCGGATGGAATACCAGATCGCGGTAAGCCGTTCCCACGGATTGGCCATGCGCTCCGCCATTTCCGTCGCGCGCTTCATCCCGTCATTGCTGCCCAGCTCGGTAATGTGCCGTTTCAGCAGATCCACATTGCCGTAAAGCTGTTTAATCAGTACCGACGAATCGCCAAAAGCATCATCCAGCGCGGCTTGCGCCTTGAGGTTCCCCTCTATGCTCTTGCCGTAGCGCGCCTGTAATTTCTCCAGCATTTCCGGCAAGCTGACCATGCCGCCCGCCGCGTTAACAAAGCTCATTCCCAGCTTTTTGGCCCCGTCCTGGGCCGTCTGGTAAAACGACTCGTAAACGCTGCTGGCTTCCGATCCTAACGTGCGCTCAAGTTGCCCCATCACGGCTAACTGCTCATCGATGCCGACGCCGTAGTTTGCCCCCACGCCCCTGGCGCCCTCCATCAGGTCAGAGATCGCCCCCATGTTGGTGCCAAAGGCTTTCACCATGTAGGCCGTTTTGCCGGCGAGTTGCTCGGCGAAATTCACGCGGCCCATCTTCTCGGCGTAGCTGCTGAATTTGTTGTACATGCTGCCCATGTACTCTGCCGCCTCTGCGCCGCTGGCTTTCGTGGCCGCTGCCAGGGTGTTGGTCGCCACGGCAAACGCCGGCAACTCCTGGTTGGTCAGCAATCCCACCTGGCTGCGGATCGCTTCGGTGGACGTGATAAAGTCCACCGACGATTTGCCATATTTGGCGGCAAAGGCCAGCGCATCGCCCGCCACCTTCTGCAAGGTGCTGTCATCAATCCCTTTCGTGGCCGCCGCGTTCAGCGCGTCGGTGATCTCGATAGCTGGGCCTAACGCCCCCTTAATCGACAACCCGACGCCGACCAACCCGGCCCCACCCACGGCAATCTTGCCAAAGGCCGCTTGCGATTTTTCCGCGAAACCGGTAACCGATGCCTGGGCCTGTTTCAGGGGCCGCGTCAGTTTGTCGATCAGGCTCAGGGTAAAATCTAGCTGTTTCATTATTCGCCTTTAAATGCCAAAGAAATGCCGTTTGCGGTGGCCACGCGCATATTTTCCCAATGCCGGTTATCCAGCCAAATGGCGCGGGCTAAGTTCTCAGAGCTATCATTTTCAGCCGGCAAGTAATAACGCCGCAGCGTTAGCGCTTGTTCAATGAAATTGTTATCAATAGCCCGCAGCCGGTTGGTTAGTTTTTTACTTCAATTTCCAGTTTTGGCGCATATTTCGCATTCACCGCTTCCGCGATTTGCAATGGTGCCCCCGGCAGTTTAAGCAGATCATCCAGGTCGGTTTTACTTTCCGCCGCAACGATACGGCGCAAATAGGTCACATGCGGGGCGACTTTATTATCCATCGCCATATCGTTAATCAAGCTGTTATAGGCCGTGGTGTTTGGCTCAAAAGCCACGTCTTTGCCCTGGATAGTCAAAGTGATTTTATTTTCTGCTTTGCTCATTGCTGTAATTCCTTACGTTGATTTATTTCGTCTACTAATTGGTTATGCCGCGCGGCGCACAGCGGATAAATATCTAAATACGTTAATAACGGCTCGCTAACGTCTTTACCGGTTACCCCGTTTATCCTGGGTAATTGCTCCGGGCATTTAACGAGCAAACTTTCCTGAAATGGCACGTTCGGCTTTATCTGCGGCCTCGTTGTACATCCTGACAAACTCATCAGACACACAAACGCGGGTAAATACCGGCTTAACCACTTCGGTGCGGATCTCTTTCGGTTGAGCATCGCGCAACGCCTCCAGCTTGCTTTCCAACTGCCGGGCCGAACGGCTGGCCACGTTCTCCGATGCCTGGCGGGATTCCTCCCCGGCCCGCTGCGCGGCCCGGTCTACGGCCAACGCCAGGCTATCCCGATGCCAGCCATTGGCCTGCCAGCCGCCGGCAAAGCTGGCCACCAGGGCCAGCAGGCCCAACCATGCCCCCTTGGCCATCAGCGCCGCCCATCGTGCGCCAGGCTAAAATGGTTGCCGTCCGGGCGGTCTTTGAATCGGCCACCCCAGGCACCGCCCAGGCTTTCCCAATACTCGCCGAGCGGTTTATAAGCCTCGGTTTGGGTCTGGTAAACACCGTTAATAAACAGGTTGAAGTCCACCGCCAGGCGCTGCGTATGCAGGCTATTGGCGATGCCTGCGCCGGTCTTGGCGTTGCGCGCGGCCTGCTCAGGCGTGCGGTAGGCTTCGCCGAACGTCAGCCGGTAGCCATGATCGCCGGCCCAGGTGATCAGCTGGCCGATCAAGGCGGTAAACAGCTGCTGCTTTTCACTCAGAGTCATATTTTCCTTTCCCTTTCAAAAGATTACTTCCCTTACGGCGTAACCACAGCTCAACAGCCTGGTGGCCGGCGATGCCCAGCGCGGCCCCTAATCCCACTATCGCCAGCGGCGACAGCCCTGGCACCCAGATAAGCGCGGCTCCCGCCGCCATCGAGGTGGCCGATCCCAACACGATGCGTCCGACAAACAACCGCAGGGTAATGGGTTCCTCGCTGCTCAGGACTTGCCCCACGGCGATCACCGCCCCCAACATCAACAACCAGAGAATATTTTTCTCATGCTCCTGCATCTCTATCCCTTACCCGATCAGGTTCTGCGTCACTTCCGCTTCCAGGTAAGGAATGCCGCCCAGGCGCACAAAATCCGCGTCCGTCACCACAAACTTAATCTTGTGCGTCATGATGCTTCCGCCCTTCGGATCAACATCCAGAATGTCACTCAAAATCAGCTTGCAGCCGAACGCCTCCACTTTCAGCTCCTCCCCGCCGGCCTTGGCGTACCACATCAGATCAATCGGCGGGATGCCGCGCNNGCCCGCGCCTTGGCGGTCACCTGCGCCAGGGATTTGGTGCTTAGCTCCATTTCCCCCTCGGCGGCCACGTCGCCGGAAACCCAGCCATCAGGCACGCCACCCGTTTGGGCTGCGGCGGTATTGTCGGTAATGCTCAGGCTCACTTTTTCCGCATGGACTAAATCACCGTCCATATTGAAATCAACCGATTGGCCAGAAATTCGTTTTGTCATGCCGCGCCCTCCAGCGAGTTATCCAACATCAGGCTAACCGTGATGCCTTTCGGGCATTCGTAGGTACGGATCACCAGGTAAATTTCCACCTTGGTGGAGGTGCGCCAGGTAATTTGCACATCCCCCTCCAGCGGCGCTTTGACTTCGCCGGGGAACGTCACGCCGTTAATCTGCGTACTGCGCGCCATTTCTCGCAGCGTCTTGGCAAAATACTGTTGGTGCGCCGCAATGCTGGTTGGCGTGCTGTTCAGTGACCGATCGGCAATCTTAGGAATTGCCAGCAGTCGCACACGGCGCGCCGCCTTATCCACCACGCGCAGGCTTTCAATCGCCTGGAAATCGCCGCCCTCCACATCCAGGGTGCGCCCGTCAGACCAATAAAGGCCGTCGTAATCGGGATACCACATCGGCACGCTAAAGCGGTTTGCCTCCAGCGCCTGGAGCGTCGCCAGCTCCAACACTTCCCCGGAACCGTCCACCGGTGTGGACGTGCTGCCCATTTCGACCAACGCCCCGGTAGCCACACGGGCCGGGCTATCGGCGATCGTCACAGCGCGGTTACACAGTCGGCCCGCCAAAACGCCCGGCTCATTGCCCCACAGACGCGGCACCAACTGGATCGCCGGCTCGGCAACGCCTTTTTGCAGGTCGTTGATGCGGCCAACATACTCGGCCCAACCTTCGCCCTTTTGCAGCGATTCCACCGACAGAATGAACCACTGCCAGCGGCCAAACTTGGCGATAATCTCCGCCCGCAGGCTCTGCGCCTGCTTCACAACATCAAGCGTTGCCGGCACCAGGTTAACGATGCCCTCCACACTCGCCACACGCTGCGCGGCCAGTACCGCCGCCGGCCAGTTCTTGGCGGCGTCGGCTTCCGCCAGCACATGCACATACGCGAACCAGTTTTGCCCGGCGTTCAGCTTGGCGGCCTGGAGGTTGCTTTTCAGCACCGAATCCCCCACGCCCAACAGCACATCCAGATCGGTTTGCGTGTTCACCGGCAGCGTTTTGCCGATATTGGTTTTACCGGCCCCGACAAACAGCAATACCCGCTCGATCTCTTTGGTTTCGCCCTGGTGCCGGTTTACCTGGTTAACCTGAATCGTTGGCCAACTCATTGTTTCCCCTTAATGTCTTGCGCTTTCACATTCCAGCCAAACCCTATTGCCTGGAGTTGACGCGCCAACGCTTTGTTAAAATCCGCGTCACTCATGCCCAGGAACGGGCGGGACGGTAAATCGACCGTCCAGGCCGTTTTGGCCGCCTTGCCGCTCAACTTGCGGATCAGCAAGCCGGCCTGCGCGAATGACATATTTCCCACAATTTCCTTGAGCGGCGGCTTTCGCCAGCGCTTCCCGCGCCTCACCTGATAACCCAGCTGGCGCAGCTTCTTAGCCTGGCGCAGCGTGGCTTGCCGCTCGGTGTCGGCTTTCCTGCCGGCCACCTGTTCCCGCTTGATGGAAACCCGCATACCTGCCGATTGCGAAAACCCCACCACGCCCGCCGGCACGGCCTTATTGCCGTTGCGGTATCCACCGCCCTGGAGGTAAAGCCTTACGGCCTCCCGCTCTGGCATGTCGCGGATATGCAGCAAATTGGGCATGTTGCGCAGCATCTTGCCGCGTCGCCGGGTCTTCCTCCCTTCCCAGGGCGTGCCGTCCGGTTGCTGCTGGTTGCGCACGTTGCGCTTAGCCGCGGCTATTACCCCGTATTTGGCCATGCGCCATAGCAGGCGCTGGCGTTTGGCCTGGGGCATTTCCAACTTGGCCAACTCCTTGCGCAGCTCCCGCAGCTGCGGGCGGCTCAGCTCACCGTTGATAATCACGGCGTTTCACCGATCGGCGCGCCGGTGCTGCCCACGCCATACACGCGCCCTTCCAAGGCCCACCAAATTTCCGGATCGGCCAATCGCCATCGCTTCCCGTCGAAAGGGATTAGCCCTTCTTCGTCCTGGGTCAGCGTCAGCGGCTCGGCCATCTTGAGCGCGATTTCCACCAACGCGGTTTTATCGTCCGTGACCACGATCGCCAGATCCGGCAACACCGGTTCAAACCCCTGCTCAATCAGCCCCTGATCGGCGTTCTCTATCAGCCAGGCCAGCAGCAGTGCGCACAGGTTGCGCGGGTCAAATTGGCGATACGGGAAGCGCCCCCAGGACAACACCGCCTCGTACTCCATCACCGCCATTTGGTATTGGTTCAGCCCCAAATCCTTTTGCGCATTGATGAAGCTCACTTCTTCCATGTCGCTGTTAAATTCCAGGTTGGCCACGCGCGCCGGCAAATTGGCCTGGAGGAACGCGGTTAGCGTCTCTAACTTGCTCATACCTTTTTCACCGTTGCCCGCTTCAACCCTTTCATGCGGCGGATCACTACAGACGCCTCCGCCAACAATCCCGCGCGGGTTTCCGTGCTTTCCTGCCCAGGGTGGCTATCACGACGCCCAATCGTGGCGAACTCCCCCAACAGATCGGCTTTCGCCCTGGCGAATACCGCTTTTAGGTACTGCGCGCACAGGCCGTTAAGGTCGCCCAGGCTTACCCCTGGAACATCAGCCGCCGCCAGATAACCTTTCACCCTCCACCGCGCCTCTACAGTTTCCAGCTCCGCGTTAACTTCCGTCACTGCCGCCAGCAGCGCTTGCGCGATAGTGTTGGCGTCAATATCGGGCGGTAATGACCGCTGCGCCTGGAAATCTTTCAGGTTCAAGTCCGGCCAAAATCCGGCGTTTTTGAGCGGCTCATCCTGGTAATCAATCGGCTTTCCGCTAAACATAAATTCCCCGTAAAAGGGCGGGCTGACCGGTTTCCACGGCGCAGATTCACTTTCGTGGCCTGCCCTCCACCGCGCCCGCCTGGCTTGCGGTAGTCTTTAACCCTGCGTCAGTTTTCGCATCCGCGCCGCAATGTTCTGCCGCGCAGTCCTGACGCCGATTTTGTAGTAATGCGATTCAGCGGTAGCCAGCAGCTGATCGGCTTTTTCCAGCGTTTGAACATCATCCACACCCGACGCCGTTTTTTGCCCGCCGTCACCACGCAGCATTTCCAGCCCCGCGAACTTGTACCATTTCGCCGTTACTTGCTCATGCAAGCGCCAGGTGTTCGCCACACGCTCAAACGTTCGAGAGAAATACGGCTCAACACTTTCCCCGCGCCCCGCCGACTCTTGCGCCCATGCCAGCATGGTGTCCGCCACAAACGTGGGGAAATTGCTACGCAACTGCTCCGGCGTGGCCTGGTGCTGCCCGATCGCAATGTCAGCCAGATCCAACGCCTTATCCAGCTCGCCCACATCGAATAACCAGATCACGCACCACGCCAAAACAGGGTTTGCATAAACCTGGCCACTGGCCAAATAGGCTTCCACCGTTGGCATCCAACGCGGCAACAGCACGTCGCGCTTGAACTCAACACGATCGGCAATCAAAGGTAGGCTTCGAACATGCTCAACATCGGCTTCCAACGCCCTGATCATCAGGTGCAGGCTTTCCGTGCTTTCAAGCGCCTGGCTCTGCTTTAGCTTTTGCTCCATCTCAATGCGCTGGTTATGGCGCTGGGCGGGAGAAAGTGCCATTTATCAGCCCTCCAGAGGTTCGTTAACCTTGCCGATCGTTACAGCGGATTCATCGATAGCCGCGTACAGCTCCGGCACTTCCACCGCATAACCTTCATTACGCAAGTATTTGCTTTCGAACTGTTTACGGTCTTCCACAAACTCCGCTTTGCGCATACGGGTGTTGCGCTGGGTATAGATATGCAGGTTTTTCAGCGGCGTAACGACCATGCGCTTACCCGGCATAAATGGCGGAATAATGGCCGTGCGTCCGGCGATGGTTGAACCCAGCATCTGAGCGGCGATTTTTTCGGTTGGGCGATCGGCGGCCTGGTACAGGCGGTACTGTTCAGCAGCGACCAAATCGGCACCGACAAGCACAACTAAGCGCGGGTCATTGCGGTATTGCTCCGGGATCTTGGCGTTAATCAAATCTTGCGCCATTGAATCCAAGGACTTGTAATCGCCGGCCGCATCCAGCACCACTGGATCAGTCATGATTTGTCTACCGCCCAGCATCGATTTCATGCGCTCATGCCAACCGATGTTTACGTCTTCCCCGTTCGGGTTCTTTTCCGGGTCGGTAGTCTTGGCGCGGGTTTTACCGTTAAAACCAATGCGCAGCATATCCAGCGCGAAAGCCTGGGTAGAAAACGTCTGTACGAGGTTAAAGAACTCGTTTTCTTCCTGGCCGGCGTTGGCCCAAACAGAGAGCAGATCCCAGCGCAGATCCGCGCTGCTGTCGGTTTCAACCAGATCATAGGTATTACCGTCTACGCCAACACGCTTGTGAAAACGCCCGTTCTCACTGCGGCCCGTATGCAACCCGGAAGCACCCACCGAAATCACTTGGCCACTCAGTTGGTCAACGTCCATGCAGCTAAGCATGTTCAGGAATTCGACAGACTCCAGCATCGCCAGGCGTAGCGCAATTTCCTGCGGGTTATTCATGGAGAAATAACGGGAGGTATCGCGGGCACCATAATGCGCCGCCATACCAGCCGAATACTTATCCAGTAAATCCCGTGCTTCATTATTAAGATACATAAAACTCCCTCGCAGCAATGCGATTAATTAATAGCTCGTTATATGTTTGCGAGAATTACAGGTAATTGAACTTGCCGGCTTTAGACGGAAGTTTACGGCCTGGATTACGTTTACCGCCATTACCCAGGGAATTGAAACGGTTAACAATTTCTTTCGCGTTATCGCGAATAGCTGAAAACTCTTCCGTGTCTACCACTTCTGTAATGGTGTCCACGTCTTCCTTCACGGAATTAAGCTGATTTTCAATGGTGGCTACACGCGCCTCCAGATCGTTCAACGCATTTGCCAACGCCTGCAATTTATCGTCGTTTTGCGCCGAATCGTCTTGTGGGGTTTCTTCCTCAAACTTCGGTTTAATACCAAACAGCTTTTGCCAATTTTTCATCTTTCCTTCCTGCTTAATTTTGCCATCATGGGAAATTACATAACTGTAATATCCCTTCTTAGTTAAATTGCGCCGACTAAAACGCAGGCGTGTGGTGCCAATACTGGCTGGGGTATCCGTTACAGCCAGCCCCTTGAGGTAAGTACGTTCCCCACCGCGCCAGTTAAGTTCTGGCTCAACAGAGAAATAAAGTAATTGCCCTTCCTCATTCGCATAAAGCAAACGTCTATTTGGGCAGATACTGACAAATAGCCGGGCTAAACCATCATCCCCATCCTGCCAAAACGCATCCAGGACTTCGCCAAAATTACCGGCGTCACACTCATGCTCAGGCCAGATCAGTGCGGCATAGTGGTTTATGTCGTAGGTTTCCCCCATATCGACAATCCATTGTCTTTCTAATATCCGCCCATCAACGGTATCCCCTTCGGTAGCAACACACAGCCAGTCAGTTTTTAAATGAGACATATCCCTCCTGATTCCCCCCTGACGCTGCAAATCAATTATTGCCAATTAAACACACCGGCGCACCCTGCATTATTCTGGATAATTCGGTTATAGCCCTTTATCGAACATTCACGAACCTGCGCCGTCATTTTTTATTACAGCCACGGCATAATTAACCGCATGGCTAAATACTCTGAAGAATTAAAAGGCGTTGCGCGCGCTCTTTACCTGCGCCGCTATACGCCTAAGGAAATTGCATCCGAATTAAATCTGCCTAATGGGCGGATCGTTTACTATTGGGCTGAAAAATATGGCTGGCCGGATCTGCTGAGTGTTGAGAGCACAGAAGACGCGATCGAAAGGCGCTATCAGCTACTTGCCGGGCGTGATAATAAAAGCGATCTCGACCTGAAAGAAATGGACTTGCTTATCGCCCATGCCACAAAGCTACGGGCACAGCGCAATAAGCATAAAGAGAAGATGGCAGGCAGCCAGGGCGGAGAACCGGCAGGCGAACACGCAAACGACGAGGAAGGACGCAAAGGCAAACGGAAATATAAGAAAAATGATATTTCTACGCTGACGCAGGAAGATTTCGATTCCTGGGCAGAAGAACACCTTTTCGCCTACCAAAAGCACCTGCGCCAGAATATTGGCCAGCAGGTGCGAAACATTCTTAAAAGCCGGCAGATCGGGGCAACCTGGTATTTCGCGTATGAGGCGTTTGAAAATGCAGTAATGACGGGCGATCCGCAAATATTCCTTTCCGCGTCAAAGGCGCAGGCGGAGGTATTTCGGTCTTATATCGTCAACATTGCAGAGCAATATTTCGGCATCACCCTGACCGGGAACCCTATTCGACTGAGCAACGGCGCAGAGCTGCGTTTCCTCTCAACAAACAAGAACACGGCGCAGTCATACAGCGGGCACCTGTATTGCGACGAGTATTTTTGGGTGCCGAACTTCACCCACCTTAACGAGGTGGCCAGCGCAATGGCCACCCATGACAAATGGCGCACAACCTACTTTTCTACACCATCGGCCAAAACGCACCAGGCATACCCATTTTGGATGGGGGACGAATGGAAACAGGGCAGCAAAAAGCGCACGGCGGTTAAATTCCCTGATTTCGATGAACTGCGCGACGGTGGCCGGGTGTGCCCTGATGGCCAATGGCGCTACATCATTACGATGGAAGACGCGATCGCCGGCGGCTTCAACCTGGCCAATATTGAAAAACTGCGCAACCGCTACAACACGGCCACATTCAACATGCTCTATATGTGCGTCTTTGTTGATAGCAAGGACTCCGTTTTTAGCTTCGCCGACCTGGAAGCCTGCGGCGTTGAGGTGGACACCTGGCAAGATCACAACCCGGACGCCTTGCGCCCATTTGGCGATCGCCCCGTTTGGGGAGGTTTTGACCCCGCCCGCAGCGGTGATTTGTCGTGCTTTGTGATTGTCGCTCCCCCCATGTTTGCCGTGGAGAAATTCCGCGTATTGAAGGTGATTTACTGGAAGGGCATCAATTTCCGTTACCAGGCAAGGCAGATTGAGCAGCTGTTTAAAAAATACAACTTCACCTACCTGGGGGTAGACGTTACCGGCATTGGGAGCGGTGTATTCGACAACATCCAGCACTTTGCCATGCGTGTGGCGGTGCCTATCCGTTATGACGTGAACACGAAAAATCAGCTGGTTTTAAAAGCGGCTGACGTGGTGGAAAGCCAGCGCATCGAATGGGACAAAAACCTGAAAGAGATCGCCGCCAGCTTTATGGCGGTGCGCCGTACAACCACCCAAAGCGGTAATGCAATGACGTTTGTTGCTGACCGTAGCCAAGACACTGGCCACGCCGAGGCGTTTTGGGCGATCACGCACGCCCTACATAACGAACCCCTTAACTACGAGAACAAACCCAAATCCCGATGGGGAGTGAAAAAAGCAGCATGACGAAAAAGAAAAAGTATGTGAAACGCGAGCACCGCGGCCCACAGTCAAAAAAAATGAGCATCATCTCATTTGATAAGCCCGAACCAGTTTTAACCACAGGGACGGATTACCGGAATATCTGGTATGACAAAGCCGCCGATCACTACACGCAGCCTATCGACCGGTTAGCCCTGGCGCAGCTTATCAATCTCAACGGCCAGCATGGCGGCATTATTCACGCCCGCAAAAACATGGTGTTGTCTGATTACCAGGGCGGCGGCCTTACCTATGACCAGCTGGAGGCGGCAATTTTTGATTATTTGACCTTCGGCGATATTGCGTTAGCCAAAGTGCGCAACGGATGGGGGGATGTAATTGGGCTGGAACCCCTGCCCGGCCTCTACTTGCGCCGGCGCAGAACTCAGGAGGATGGGCACGATATTCCTGGCGATTATGTCGTACTGCAAGAAGGGGAACCGCAGGTGTACCCCGAGGAAGATATTATCTTCATCAAGATGTATGACCCGCAGCAGCATATTTACGGTTTACCCGATTACATCGGTGGTGTTCACTCGGCGTTGCTTAACAGTGAAGCGGTCATTTTTCGCCGCCGTTATTACCATAACGGGGCGCATACCGGCGGCATTCTTTACACCCGAGATCCCAGCATGACGGATGAAATGGAGGAAGAAATCGAACGGCAGTTGCGCGACAGCAAAGGCATCGGCAACTTCTCCACGATCCTGGTGAACATTCCAGGCGGTGACGGCGACGCCATCAAATTTATTGAGATGGGCGATATATCCGCAAAGGATGAATTTGCAAGCGTCAAGAACATCAGCGCCCAGGACATTTTAAACGCGCATCGCTTCCCTGCCGGATTGGCCGGCATCGTTCCGCAGAACACAGCGGGATTAGGCGACCCCGAAAAGGTGGATCGGACGTATAAAAAAAGCGAGGTGTACCCAATCGGGCGCCGAATGGCAATGGCCATCAAGAACGATCCTGAAATCCCTCCGCACCTGTATCTAACTTTTGCTTCTGAAACAACAGATAAGGATGCAGCATGAGGCAAAAAAGGCTAAAATCCCGGCATGTTTTAACAGCTGGAGAGCGGAATATGAGAGTCCTGAAAATTGAATGCCCGGAGTGCGGCTCAAAGGCTGTGATTCGCAAGACCAACCGGAAACACCGGCAGATTGCAGATATTTATTGCGCCTGCGCTGATGTGGAGTGTGGGCATACTTTTGTCATGAATTTAACCTTTTCCCACACGATTAGCCCTAGCGCGAAAACAGGGGATAAATTGCTGAAAACCGTTGTTGAAGGCATGAGCCAACAACAACGGCAAATGATGCTCGATTTATTGCAGGGTGCCGCCTCCGCCGCCTGAATTAACGCCTCCGTCCTGGGGGCGTTTTTGTAACTGCCGGTCAACTTCTGCGGCCAGTGTGGTAGTCATCTCAGAAATCCATGATAAAGCCAACTCCCGATCGTCGCTGCTGCAACGTCCGTTAGAGACTAAGCGCGCCACAAGTTCAATGCGCTGTATAGCCAGTGATTCAAAGAAAAAATCGCTCACGGCTTCCTCCGTCTTATTCTAGGTTTAGCAATTTGATACTGTATATCCGTACAGTATACATATTATTTAGCAAAATGAATAATTCTGTAACTACCCATTCCAGCCTGGCCACAACTCACACGCCGGATCGCTGGCCAACTCCTCCAGGCGTCCATTACGCATTTTTAACACCCGGTCGCCGTATATCCGCAGGGCGCTGCCCCTGGTGAGTATGTCTATCTCATACTGATCGCCGGCAAAACCACGTCGCTGTAACTCCCTCGATAATCGCCGCCATTCCTCTGGCGTACAGTTATTGACAGAACTCCAAGGGGCGGCGTTGCCGCCAGGTAAACCGGCCTCCGCTTCGCTTTCGGCCAACTTCGGGACAATCGTCCACGTTACCAGCCGTGTGCAAACTGCCGATGCCTCCCCCAAACGCGGGGAATAGATGCCGGTGATCCGCTGGACGTCCTCGGCGTACACGTTGCCCCGTTCGATAATTTCATACGCCAGGCGCACCACCAGATCATCGCGCGCAACCAACGGGCCACCCTGGGCCTGGGTATAAGCCGCCCAATCGCCGGCAATATCCGCCGCCGCCAATACGGCATCCATCTGCGGGTTTTCCAACTGCTGGCCACGCATCCGGCGCAGTTCGCGCCAAACGGTCACCGGCGCGCCGCCGATCTGCTGAAACTGGCGGATGCGCCAGCGGCTTGCCCAGGCGCTAACCGCCTTGGCCATGTCCTTCATGTTCTCGCCGGTTTCGTCGTCGGCCTCGCCGTCCAAGGCGTAACCATCGATGTTTTTGGAAATGTATTTGGCGATGTAGCCCGTAGCGCTCCCCTTTGCCGGGTCGATCGGCTCAACGTGGAAACGTGCTTTCAGCGCCTTGGCGGTTTGTAACTCCTCAGACTCCGCCAGGCGGGCGTGATAGCAAAGAATATCGCGCACCTGGTCAACGTCGCCCGGCAGCATGAATAACAGCATGTGCCAGTGCGGGGTGCCATCGTGGTGCGGCTCCACCACGCGGAAACCGAAAACGTGAATGCCGGCGCGCGCGATCGCCGCGCGGGCCTTGGCCCAAACGCCACACAGGTATTTTTGCGTTTCCCGTGGGCTTGCGCCGTTCCACTGCGACACAAAACCGCCAGTGCTATGCACCGCGTGATACTTTGACGGGGCCGTTATGGTGTAGAACTCGCCCACACATCCCATTTCAGCGGCCAGATCTTCAAAACCGCGCATTCTTACCATAAGTTCACACCTCCGAATTGCAGGGTTAGCATTGCTGCCGTTTACCATGTCGGCCAGCGACACCCGATCGCCGTCCTCGTTTTCCAGCTCAAACGAATTGAAAAATTCGCGGTTGCGTTTCTTCTGCTCTATCCACTCGCCCAGGGTTGAACGGCTGACATAGGCCGACGCAGCTTTTTGCACCTGGCCCACTGCAATGGCCAGGTGTTCACGCATCAGATCACGGCGACGCTTCAACCGCGCGCGCCACCACTCCGGGGCCATCATCCGCAATAAGCCAGATTCCATTTGCGCCAATTTGATGCCGCGCCCGGTTGCCTGCCGCCAGTAAGGCGGCTCAGTGCCCACCTGTTTGCACAGCCCCGCCAGGTTGCGATAGGCGGCCCAGGTACGGGCGCGCATTTCTTTATCCGTGGTGGCCTGGCCGGTAAATTTTCGGTCGATATAGTCGGAAAAGCTGGCCGCCAGAAAATCGGCCACGCGGTGCGCCAGGTTGCGCAGGTCATCGCGGCCCAGGGTCGGCAAGCGGGCTAGATCGTCATTGAAGGGGAAAGGCATAAAACCCGCTGTATGGAAGCGGGTTTCGTATCGCTGGGTAACTTGCTGTAGACGCGGCAATATATTTTCGCCCACCGTGGTGCGCAAAAATGCATTGGCGCGGCGTCGGCCGTCCTCGCCCTTTTTAAAAAGCTGCTCATACCGGCGGCCAAAGTAGCCCGCCAGGTAATCGGGCATTTCGCCAAGGTACTGACTGCGCCACTTGTGATCGGTCTTGTCCAACTGCCACAACTGGCGCTCGGTGATGCTTATATCATCCGGCGCACCAGGCGCGAATTGATCACGCTGCCAACGTTGGGCAGCGTGGTAATCGCCGTTTTTTTCCGTGGTCACTGACAAACTCACAGCGCCGCCTCTGGCTGTAATACATGCTCAAACGGGGTGATCGTCGCCAAAACCTCTTTTGCCGTTTTTGCGCCCCCCGTTTTCGCGCCAATGCTTCGCGGGGCGTCCAGCTCCACAACAGCATCAAAACCGCTGTACAACCCAACCTCAGAAGCGCGAATGCTGTTTGACACGGTTACAGGGTTGCCAGCGTCGGCAACAACACGCAAATGTGCGGCAAGCGCCAACTGCTCCAACATGCCGAATCCGTCCGTGTGGTAGCTGGTGAAAGATTCTTTCCCCTCTTCCGGCAAGTACGGCGGATCGCAATACACCACATCCCCAGGGCGCACCATACCTAACGTTTCCTCAAAGCTGGCGCAGATGAACGTTGCACGCTTCGCTTTTTCGGCAAACGCGCGGATCTCTTTCTCAGGAAAGTAAGGGGCTTTGTACTTGCCATAAGGCACATTGAAATAGCCGGCGCGGTTGTAGCGGCACAGCCCATTGAAGCAATGGCGGTTTAGGTACAAGAAAATGACGGCACGGTTGAACGGATCGGCGCAGGTGTGGTTAAACACCTGGCGAAACGTTAGGTACTGTTCCGGCGTGTTCGCGGTAGCAAACAACGCTTGTGCTGAATTGATAAAGCCTTGCACGTCCCTCTTGATTACCTGGTACATGTTGATCAGGTCAGGGTTAATATCAGCAATCAGATAAGCCGGGTAATCCGTGTTCATCATCACCGCGCAGGAACCGGCAAACGGCTCCACCAGGCGATCACCCGCTGGCAAATATTGCCGTAACGCCTCGGCCAAACGGGCTTTACCGCCCGCCCACTTAACAACCGTTCTATTCATCATCCGTTCCTCAATCGTAATTTTGCATTTCAGGGCACTTTGCTGCGGCTTTGTCAGCTGCGCGGCCCACCCATACCCAGACGGCACAAATGCCGCCGATCAGCAGCACCCAGCACATGAAAGCCCCTCGTTTTTCCAGTTCTCAGCGTCCTGGCGCAGCAGCTCCACGATCTCCACGGCGGATAACTCTTGGTTGGCCATCGCGGTGGCCATACGGTCTAAGTAGCCGGAAAACTTCACGGCGGCATCTGCCTGGGCCTCGCGGCGCGCCAGGTCGAGCGCATGTTTAAGGGAGGCGCGCGCGGCGCGGTTGCTAATGTCTTGGCCGATAGTTGGCATGGTGTTTTCTCCGATTTGGGCAAAAAGAATCCCCCGGCTACCAGGTGGAAGCCGTGGGGCGTTTGTGATTAATGGGTTTTAGTGTCGGCGCTGGCCGGTAGTTGTATCGATAAAGCGTGACGCGCTGCCGTCCCGAAAAATCAGCGAGTCAGCTGGGGAAACGTTCGGCGCTGGTAGACGGTGCAGCTCATAGGTTGCCGACCACCATTGGATGATCAGCGCGGTAATGCTGCCCTGGCCCAACATCCCCGCCACATAGAAAAGGGCGCGGATAGATGCCAGGGTTTCCGCCTGTTCTTCGGCGGTGCCGGCTTCACGGTATGCGCGGCACCAAAACGCCGCATTGGAGGCAAACCACTGGTAAGGGCTGGTCAAATGCATGGAGTCATTGAAAACAAACGGCTCCAGGGCAACAAGGCCATCAACTTCTTGGCATTTGGCCAGGAAAAAGCGGGCATAGTTCGGCGCTACTCCCCAAGCGGCCAAATCGTCCATAAGCCCCTGCTTTTCAACTGCGATCACTTTCATGTTTACCTTTCCTCTGCCTGGCCTTGCAGGCTTTCTTGTTGCTCTAAAATCCTGATAATGTGCGGCGCTGCCACCATTTCCACTTGCTTGCGTACCGGGTGATGCTCCTTTAGATTTCGGCGCGTTCCCTTCCGCTGAAAGTCCGATTCACGCAGAGATCCAAACCCACCAAACACATTCCGCGCCTTTTGGATGCCGGCACGAATCTGCATGATTGCTTGAGGGGGTAACCGCTCGAACAGCTCGCGCCAAAGACAATTGCTCAAACTGGCTTTTAACTCCTCCCTCCCTTCCAGCGCCGCAGCGTGGATCACTACGCCGCGCCACTCTGGCGAAAGGCCATTCCAAAAGTCGGCGGCCTCTGAATGTTCGGGGCAAACCTGGGCGCGGATTTTGGCCAACCAATAGTTGTTATCCGCCATCGTTACCCCCTCATACCCATCAAACGGAACCACCAGGGGCGGCGCTTGGCCTGCTTACCTGGTGCAACGGAATCCCCTGAAAACACCACTCGGCTGGCGCATGGCTGCCAGCGCTGGCCGTTCGGCAGCTCAATCCAACCGTGGCCAAAGCTGGCCAGCTGCGGGGCCGGTGATTGTCGTTTCAGGTATTGCGCAAAAGCTTTCATGTAGTTACCTCAGCTCATGCCGAACGCCGGCGCACAGGTGTTGAACACATCAACAGCGGCGGCCAGCACTGGCGTAGATTGGAAACGCGCTTCTACCGACACGACGATCAGCGACAGATCACGAATTGCCTGGTTGGCACGGTCGAGAATGGCGTTTTTACGGGATTGCGTCATAGGCGCATTGGATGCGGTTTCGCCGGCGATAGCGCCGATCGCCGCAGTGGCGCTTAACGTGTGAGTAGGCAAGCTGTTGGGCTTTGCCTCGTTGGTTGGAACTGCCGGCAAGCAATTAAGTTGCGCCAACAGGCCATCAAGGATTGCCGCGTCGTCAGTGATCGCGGTGAGTGTAACCAGCTGGGAAAGCGTCAGCTCGTGCGGCTGCTCTGGGTTCAGCTTATTGCGCAGCACCTGCGGCGAGACATTCAGCGCCGGGGCCAGCTCCGCTAGATTGTGCTCCAGAGCAAACCGGCGGCAAGCACTATCAAGGTGCTTATGTATGGAGCTTTCAAAATCAAACATGTTCACATCCCCAAAAAGTTCGCAATATGGAACTAATGAACGCCAACAACGTTAATTGAGAAGTTTGAATGCCCAAGAATTTCACGGGCTTGCTGGGCTTTGTACTTTGCGTACTTGATGCGAATGCGCCCGCCAGCTTTCTTTTTACCTGGTGCGATTTTTTGGGGGAGGATCTCCAGCTTGCTTTGTTCTTTCCATTTGTAGACGGTGTGGATCGACATACCTTCCAGCTTGGCGAACTCTTCCGGGTATACCCAATCGCGAGGAATGTTGATTGAAATGGTTGCAGCCATAAGGCAAAATCTCCGGTTTATCTCGTGTTTGTTAGTATCTGTTCGTATCTGTTTGCATTTCTTCGCAGGAAATCGCATTCGCTCGTATTTGAGAGCATTCACTTTATATGCACTCAAATGCGAAATGTCAACGATTTTATTCTCAGGTGAGAGCATATGAAAATGGCAACTGATGGCGCAGCCTCCATAGATAGAATGATGGAGGCTTACGGGTTTAGGTTTAAAAACGACCTGTGCCGCCACTTCGAAATTTCGTCCAGCACCCTGGCTACCTGGATTAAACGAGATACGTTCCCGGCAGAGTTGATTATTCAATGCGCCTTGGAAACCAATGCATCATTGCAATGGCTGGCAACGGGAAAAGGTCGCATTTTCGAGCACTCTCAAAGTGATATTGCGACACTGAATAGTTACCTTCTCAAAGATGGTTCTTTGAAAAACTCCGGTAGCTTGATGTTTGATAAGGTTTTTCTACCTAACAACCTGAAAGAGCCGTATGTAATCCGCACGGAAAACGAGGCGTTTTTTGTTGATAAAGGCTTTACGGATCTGGTTGATGGTCGCTGGCTAGTTGAAGTTGAGGGGAAGCACAACATTAGAGAATTAGCTTTCATCCCAATTAAGAGAGTTAAGGTTATTGGCGGCGGTGTACCTTTTGACTGCGGCATCGATGAGATAAAAATCATTGCGCGGGTGGTCGGTGTATTCAGGAAGGAATGATTCGTGACGATCAGGAAGTTAGCTACCGGCAAGTGGTTGTGTGAGTGTTACCCCAATGGGCGAACAGGCAAAAGGGTACGAAAACAATTTGCCACCAAAGGCGAAGCAGTCGCCTTTGAAAACTTCACGATGGAGGAAGTGGACAACAAGCCTTGGCTTGGCGAAAAAGTAGACCGCCGCCGTCTTTCTGAACTGATAAGCCTTTGGCACTCGCTCTATGGCCAAACATTGGCTGATCCGCGTCGCATGTCTGCCAAACTTAAAATTATCTGCGACGGGCTTGGCGATCCTGTTGCTGGTGAGTTTAGCGCCGCTGATTTCACGTCATATCGGGAAAGGCGGTTAAATGGCCTGGTGAAACTAACAGACGGCACCTTGCTACCAAAGGTAAAGCCCAGAACGGTTAATCTAGAACAAAGTAACCTTTCAGCGGTGTTTGGAACCTTGAAAAAAATGGGGCACTGGAATGCTCCAAATCCATTAGCTGGCCTACCTGCGTTCAAGATTGCTGAAAGCGAACTTTCGTTCTTAGCCCCAATCGAGATCAAGCGCTTGCTGGACGCCTGCGAGGAATCATTGAACCCTGACCTGATCACTGTTGCGAGAATTTGCCTGGCAACTGGCGCACGCTGGAGCGAAGCCGAGGGATTGAGCGGCCACCAGGTAACCAAATATCGAATCACTTATACGAAAACCAAAGGCAAGAAGAATAGAACCGTTCCAATTTCCCAGGCGCTATATGAAGAAATACCAAAAAAGCGTGGCCGGTTATTCAGCCCATGCCGTAAAGCGTTCGAAAGAGCATTGAAAAGGGCAGGTATTGAATTACCAGAAGGGCAATGCACCCATGTGTTACGCCATACCTTTGCCAGCCACTTTATGATGAACGGCGGAAACATCCTGGTGTTGAGAAATATTCTCGGGCATGCCGATATAAAGATGACGATGGTTTACGCACATTTCGCTCCAGATCACCTTGAAGATGCCGCAACTAAAAACCCACTGGCCGGGCTTAATTGGCACCCTAAAGGTGGCGGCAAAGTGGCGGCAGAGAATACAAACAGATACTAACCGATACTAATAAATACAAACTAACCACTTGAATTACATAGCAAATCATTGATAACCAACACCCTAAAATGCTATGTAGTAATTTCGGACGGGGGTTCAAATCCCCCCAGCTCCACCAAATACGTCGCCAGTGAACCAGATAGACCCGGCGATAATAGCAAAAAAGCCCACAACTTCGGTTGCGGGCTTTTTTGTATCCGTAATCGTTCGAGTTTATCCGGCTAAATCTGGAGACTGTTGGTATGCGGTTAGGTATACGCTAAATTGATACCAATTACGTACAACCAATAGATGGAAGACTCCGTGCATAGCGTGGACTACATAAGTATAAAAACCAGAGCCCAGCAAATGGCAGAATAGCAGCAAATTGCCTTAGAGAGCATTTTCGCAGCCGTCGAGGCCAATTGGTTTGCCCTTAAGCGAACAAGGATAACTGCGGACTAGCCAAGGATATCTGGCGATCTTAAGAAAGTTGTTTTCCGAGGTCTGTAGTTATCCTAATTCAGGAAATTAAGGCAAGAATGGTGATTGAAGCATTAGTATGGCAATAGTAGAGTGCATTCCAGTTTCAGTTAGTTGACAGGTCAACGCACCCCAGTTTGGGTAGCTCGCAAGAAACTACTGTTTACAGTTAACCTGGGGAGTCCTAACCGTTTAGCGATACGCTTCTGAGGCAGACAACCTTGATTATGGAGAATAAATACCTCGATAAACCATACCCTTTCACTTATAAAATAATGCCCATTAAGCAGATGACGATCATTATTTTCGAAAAAAAGCCCCCCTAACAGACGTTTAGAATGTAATTTCTACAGCTGCGCTGTGCTTAGGTAAGCATATCACTTCTGTTCAGATGGACGAATTCAGTAAGCCACTCAACTACCTAAGGTTACAACATAAAAGGTTGGTTAGAGCTAGTTTCAATTGGAAGATATCGTTCCTTATCGCCTCGCAAGATATGCCCGTCCAGAAAAAGGCTACGTAGCTGAGCTGTCGACGATATGCGCATTTTTATCATGGCGTTACGTTTGTGCGTGCTTATAGTTTTATATGCAACATTAAATTTCTTGGCCAAACACTTGATACTATCCCCTTCAATGATACCTGTAATTATAGCTATTTCACTAGGTGTGAGGTTTGACATGGGAGGACCTATGTAAAACTGGGAATTATATGGGTCAAAATTCTCTCCATCAAAAAATCGTGTCAAAAAACTAACAAAGCAACTTACGTCAATTTTTTTTGGTATCTGCCAGCCAGCCTCCCCCCGCTCAAAATTATTGAATTTATTTATAAACATGGTCGGTTTTGAAGACCAGAGCAGACACTTTACTGACGGATAATAAGTGGCCATGAAGTGAGTGAACTCACCCCAGTTATTATAACTCTCATTCTGACCGAAGGCCTCCATCAAATAGACATCGGCAGGCCCTTTTCTCAGCGCCAAGCACATTAGTGCGGATAGACTGGATACCACATCGGTAACATTTATTCTTTCACCAAAATATTTACTTAAGACCTGAACCATACTCTCCCGATAAAAACCTACCGGGTCCATCACTATAATATTTATCTTTTTGTCGTTTTTTTTCAAGATTGCGATGCCCAT